TTGAATTTTATGAAGTATTTGCTAAGGTGCATAATATGTAATCTTTTGTTTGCATCAGTAGGGATATGGTGATTTAGTGGGTTTGGTAAAGCCCCAATATTCAACCGTTGGCGTAAGTAGCTATCTCCTCTAAACAACATAGTCCAATACGTTTACATGAGTATATTAAGCTTTCAACGCCTCAATCAGTTTAAAACATCTTATTGGTTTTTCAAGATTAAATTTAAAAAAAAATTTATTTAAATCCCAAGCGTGTCTTTTGCTCTCATCGTGGCAATTTTGAAAGCGTAAGGCGCGTAATGAGGGGGTACCCCGAAAATGCGTTTGCCACCCCCGTCATCACCTATTTCAGCTCTATAATTTTATGTACATTAACGGCGTTCAAAACGGCGTTCAAAACATTCCTAGCACATTTAAACATCTCTAACGCACTATAATAAGCTTTATTCTAAAATATTTTTTAAGGCTCACACACGGAACTTGACATTTCAATAATTAGTTTTTACAATATAGTTTACGAGTATATTCAGTTGTTAGTAAAACAAATGAAGAATCTTTTTACAGATAAACAGATACAGAAAAGATTTGACCCATTTATGGACAAATTAAAGAAAACAACTAAACAGATGCCACCATTAGAGGAAATACACGATCCAAATAAGCCCGGCAGTACCGATGTAGTACCATATGACCTTAAAGCTTACGCTTTTTTTGAGGAATATAAAAAGGATTTAGACGTAGACCGTACGCTTAAAACACTTAAAATTCCTCGCGAAACGTACACAGAATGGTTAGATCAGCCAAAGTTTACTGACGTGCTTAATAGAATACATCAAGCTTATGAGGATGCAGTATTAATGGATGCTAAAACCGTAGCTGGTTGGAGTGTTGAAATACTTAGAGACATCCATCAACGTTTTAAAGAAGGTGATAGTAAAGCTGGCTCTGCTCTTGCAGCAATGGCTGGTAATATGCTTAGAGCCAGTGGTAACTTTAAGGATGCCACGCAAACAGCACCACAAGTATTAATTCAAATTGATACTGGTAATAGTACCCAAACAAAATCAAACGACACGCAAAACACGGAACCCAAAGTAATTAACGCAACACCACAGGAAACACCAAACAAGAACGATCATAGTATTAATATTAACATTAAATCAAAAGAAAATGACAGACAAAATATTGCAAATATGTCCATCTTGCGCGGAGAATAACGACGCAACATGGAAGAATCCACGTAATACCGCACCATTATTTCTTGGTGTTTGCGGCTGCTGCAAGAAGATTGTACCGTGTACCCACATACAATTTTGGCAAGGCATAAAAAGTGATTCTAAATTAAAGACACCGGATAATCTTGCAAAAGACCAAAAGAACGCAAAGCGTAGAGAAGCCAATAAGGCGAACAAACCGTCTCAATTAACTAGCGGTCTTTTAGGTAATGGCGAAGAACAGAAATAATCCATATGAGCAAGCACCAGCAACGCCGACTTTTAAGCTTAATTATCAAGCTAGTCCGACTTTAGCTAGTTTTCACGCATCAAATGCGTTTGTTAGAGGAGTGAAAGGGCCGATAGGTTCTGGTAAATCAGTGGGTTGTTGCCTTGAAATATTTATTAGGGCCAAGCAGCAACACCCATCAATAGATGGTAAACGACGTACTAGGTGGGCTGTAGTCAGAAACACGGGACCAGAACTTGAAACAACAACTATTAAGACATGGTTAGATTGGTTTCCAGAGGCAGTGTTTGGTAAGATGAATAGAAAACCACCAATTACGCACCGTGTTGCTATTGAAGATATAGAGCTTGAGGTAATATTTCTTGCATTAGATAGACCAGATGATGTAAAAAAATTGTTATCTTTAGAAGTAACAGGCATATTTTTTAATGAAGCTAGATTTATTCATAAGGATATTGTGGACGCTGGTACCGGTCGTGTAGGTAGATACCCAGCAAGAAAAGAAAAACCAGATGAAGTACCAGACGATCAATGGCCAACATGGTACGGTATTATTATGGATACTAATCCGCCAGATGATGACCATTGGTGGTATAATGGTGCAGAAGTAGATACACCAGAAGGTTGGGAGTTTTGGGGTCAGCCATCAGGTTTAAGCCCAGAAGCGGAAAACATAAAACATTTACCACGAGGTTATTATGAAAGGATTGCCGCAGGTAAAACTAAAGAGTGGGTGAATGTATTTGTACATGGTAAATATGGTACTATTCAAGATGGTAAACCGGTATATGGTGAATCTTACAAAGATGAAGTACATTGCAGCACAGAGGGGTTAAAATTAATACCAATGATACCGCTAGATATTGGTCTTGATTTTGGTAACACACCAGCAGCTTTAATAACTCAAAGTTCACCAACTGGACAAAGAAGATGTTTAGAAGAAATAGTTACGCACGATACATCAATTCAAGATTTCGCTAGAATATTAAAAGAAACATTAGCTAAAAATTATCCAGGTTTAGAAATTAGATGTTATGGTGACCCGTCTGGAGAATTTAAAGATCAACATCAAAAGACAGCGTTTGATATTATGAAATCTCAAGGGATTGTGGTACGACCAGCGCCGTCAAATAAAATTAAAATGAGAACAGAAGCAGTAATATACGAACTTAATCGTATGGTTAATGGACAACCAGCGTATATTATTGATGGTAAAAAGTGTCCAACGCTAAGAAGAGGCTTTAATGGTGGTTATCGCTATCGTCAGCTTAATGTATCCGGGGGTGGTAAATTTGAAACTACACCAGAAAAAAACCCGTTTTCGCATATACATGATGGAAACCAGTATGTGTGTTTATCCACTGGTTCATATCGTGCAATTACTACAAGTAATCAAAAATCAACTTTAAAAACTGTGATAAATAAAAGTAATTGGAGTATATGGAACCAATAGTTTACGTAACATGGTACATAGTGTTTACCGATTATAATGTGCAAACACATTTAATACATAAAATATTACGCAAACCATTTTACCATTGTTATTGTTTTCGTCAAATTGGAGATCATATACATTATAATAACCCAACTACTTCTAATATAGATACTAAAATTTATCAAAAAATAAATGCTGAAAAATTAGCTCAAGAAATTTTAAAACAACCAAATACAAAAATCTTGAAAATTAAATATAGGTTTGACATTAAAAATAGAATATTTAATATTTATAATATAGCGCCAACTTGTGTTAGTGTTGTAAAAATGTTTTTGGGTATTCGTTGTAGAGCGATTACGCCATATCAACTTTACAAATACTTACTTAAATGCGGAGCATTTCATTTAACTAATGATATATAAAATAATTATGGGTAGTAAACCAAAGGCACCAGATAATAGCGCACAAATTAGAGCAGCCGAAGAACAAAGCGCTGAATTAAAACGTCAGCAAGAAGAAGCTAGAATGGCTAAAGAAGCTTTAGCTCAAAAAAATACTGATGAGTTAAAAGCTATGCGTAGACGTGGAAGAGGTAGAGCATCTCTTATTACTACTTCTGAAAAAGGATTTGTAGAATCTAATAAATTGACTTCTTAATTTATGGATAAACAAGATAATCTTCATAAACGTTTTCAAAATGCAGTTAGACGTAAAACTAATTGGCGCACTACATATAAAGAGGCTCTTGAGTATTTTTCACCTCAAAGAGATACGTTTGATGATCCTCAAGAAGGTTCTAAGCGTACTAACACTGATCGTATATTTGACTCTACCGGTCAAGATGCACTGGACGAAGCGGTATCCAACGCACAAGCCGAGATATTTCCACCACAGAAAAATTGGGGTAAACTTAAATTAGGTCCATTACTTAAAAATAGATCTAGTAATGTTAAGGAACAAGAGAAACAATTAGAAGAAATTACTGATTTATTTTTTACTTCACTTCATAATAGTAATTTTGATATTCAAGTAGCAGAATTTTTAGAGGATTGGATGATTGGTACTGGTAACATGCTTATGCACAAAGGTACTATAGATAAACCATTTATTTTTGAAGCTATACCATTAGATCAAGTTTATCTTGAAAGAGGCAAATTTGGCTCTGTTGGTGGTAGATTTCGTAAATGGAAATTACCAAATCATCTTATTGAAAAAACATGGCCAGATGCTAAGTTATCTCAAACACTTCGAGCAGCAATAGAGACTAACCCATACGAAGAAACTTGTATTATTGAATATACTATTGAGGATAGAATTAAAAATAAAGTTCTTACGCAAGATAGAAATGGTAAATCTATTAGTAAAGATCAATTTATCGAGGGATTTCGCTATATAGTCCAGGAAGAAAAAACAAAAGAAATAATTGTTGAACGTGAAAATAAAAGCCAACCGTGGATTAATGTAAGATATGCAGTATCAGCAGGCGAAGTTTATGGAAGAGGTCCAGTATTAAAAGCATTAGCTGATAATAAAACTTTAAATAAAACTAAAGAATTAATTCTTAAAAATGCTGCTTTAGCTATATCGGGTATGTGGACAGTAGTTGATGACGGCATTATCAATCTTGAAAATATTGTAATGGAACCAGGAGCTAAAATACCAGTTATGGCTAATCCAGGTAATCCAAATGGGCCAAGCATTGCACCGCTTCGAAGTGGCGCTGATTTTAATGTAAGTCAAATTATTATACAAGATTTAGTTAAATCTATTAAAAATATTTTGATGGCTGAACCAATGGGTGAGATTGACGCACCAGTTAAAACCGCTACTGAAATTGCACATAGAGCGCAAAGAATGGCAAAACGCATGGGTTCACCTTTCGGTCGTATGCAAAGTGAAGGTGCAGAACAAATTATCATGAGAGGATTATACATATTAGAAGAATTAGGTATGATTAATCTTGAGGGATTTATTGTTGATGGTAATAATATTGGTATTCAGCATGTGTCGCCATTAGCTGTTGCTCAAGATCAAGAAGAATTAACAGCAATGACAAGATATGCTGAAATTGTTAGTGGCTTCTTTGGCCCACAAGGTTTAATGATGATGACTAATCCAGTTGAATTTGGTGCGGAGCTTTCAAGATTACTTGGCGTAAAGTCAAATATTTTACCAACCCAAGAACAAATGGACGCTATTAAACAAGTATTAGCTCAACAAGCTGGTGTTGCTCAAGGTGCGCAATTAGAACAACCAGAACAACCAATAGTTTAATTATGACTCAAGAAAGATGCCGTAATGGTAAACACATTTATATTTCAAAATTACCAAAACCAAGAATATGTATTTGGTGCAATCATAAAGAAGAAATAAAAAAACCAAAGTTAAGTTTTTCTAAAAAGAAAAAAGTTTATAAAAAATCAATTGAAAAGAAAAAATATGACTGACGGCTGGAAAGGTCTTGAGGATATTGAAAATCAAAAAATAGAATCTCTTGGTTTGAGCGATGATGAAGTTATGATTGCTCAAGCTTTCAAAGGCGAAAAAGGTGCTAAGGCTCTTGAAGCTTTACGCCGCATTACAATAGAGAAGCCTAGCTTTCAATCAATGTATACCGATGGTGTTAATACTGCTATTGGTATGGCATTGCGTGAAGGGGAGAATAATCTCTATCGTAAAATTTTATTAATAATTAAAAAAGTTGATTCCCATGGAAATAGAAAATTTAAATGAAGGCCAACCAGCCGAAATGTCTAACGACACAACGACTGCCCCGACAGACAACACATCTGCCGAGGAGTCAAATGATAACCAAACTTTATTAGCTGGTAAATATAAATCAGTTGAAGAATTAGAAAAAGGTTATCGTGAAAGCACTAAATACGCTAGAGAGTTAGGTACAAAAATTAAAGATATGGAGAGTGCAACGCCAAAAGCACCAGAAAAATATGAATTTAATTTTAATGATATTGAAGGGTTAGAAGAGGTAGAAATATCTATGGATGATCCAGAGTTAAAAGCTATGATTCCAGTGTTTAAAGAATTAAACCTAAGTCAAGATCAAGCATCAAAATTAATAGAAGCTCATTTAAAAAATAAGTTTTCTTTAGCAGAATCTAATGATCAAATTAGAGAAAAATTAGGGTCACAAGCAGATATTATTATTAATAAATTGCAAGAATTTACTAACAAACTACCGTTAGAAGATCAACAAATTATACAATCATTAGCTGACACGTCAGCAGGTATTGATTTCTTATATCGTCATTTAGTTGGTGGGGAGTTATCAACACCGGGATTACAAAACAATAATGGTACACCTCAAAAAAGTGCTGCTGAATTAAAAGCTGACGCATTTAAGTTTAAAGCTGACAATATAAAATCTATAGGTTTTGACAGAACACAGCAAGAACAATATCAACAAATGATGCGTGCTGCTTTAATTGCTGAAGAAAACGAGGTTAAAGCTAAAAAATAATTGACTCTTTAAATTTCAAGAGTTATTATTAAAATTTAAAGTGGAATCTGACTAACCCTACATAGTAATATGTTGGCCTCTGATGAAGCGGTTTTTGGCGTAAAACTCAAATAACGCAAGATGTAGGCCCCGTAAGGACAACCCTTATCGTTAAGAAACTTAATAATTTTTTAACAACATATTATATATTACTATGACAAATAATATTTTAGATACCTTAGAGGTAAAACAGTTTGAAGCAGAAGTGCATCAAGCTTATCAGGAAGAAGGTAACAGTCTTGCTGAATGTACTAGATATAGACGTATTGCAGGTAACAAAACTCAATTTCCAATTTTAGGAACTTTAGCTGCGTCTGAAAGAGTAATTGGAACTCCTGTAGTTGCTACTAATCAAACTGCATCTGCTGTAGAGATTAGTACTACTAAATACTCTGTAGCTCAATGGACTGACATTTTTTTAGAAGGCGAAGTTAATTTTGACGCTAAACAAGAAAGTGCTAAGGCTGTTGCTATGGGTGCTGGACGTAAAGTAGATCAAGTTGTTATCGATGGTTTGGAAGCTTATATCGGATCTTACACTAACACAGTTGCAACTGACATCGGTGGTACTAACACTAATTTGAACGTTGCTAAGTTAGCTGAAGCTACTAAAAAGTTGGACATTAACGGTGTTCCTGATACTGATCGTTATGGTATTATTCATACTAACACTCATCACTCTTTTACTCAAGAAACTACTGTAGCCTCTTCAGACTACAATAATCAAAGAGTTCTTAAAGACGGTAGAATTAGTGACTACTATGGATATAAATTTAAGAAGATCGGTAATATGGCTGATGAAGCTGGTTTAGCTAAATCTACTAACGATAGACGTAACTTCTTCTTCCATAAGTCTGCTATTGGTTTAGTAATGGGTATGGAAATAAAAGTAGAAATTGAGTACCATCAAGATTTTGGTGCGCACTTAGTAACTGCTTTCTTTTCTGCTGGTTCTAAATTAATTGATGAACTTGGAGTAGTATTAGTAAATACTTACGAAGCTTAGTTTTATTAACTTTTAATTATATTTTATTATGGCTTTTTTAAAGAAAAACTTAGTCTTGGTAAACCAAAGTGGTGTACCGGGATCTCCAAAAATTTGGATATATAACACAACTGATACTATTGCAGATGTTAATACAGCAGATTATTTTTTAACTGCAAATGACATCTTAACTAAAAACGATATTATTTTCGTAGTTAGTTCAACAGGTGGTTCTGCCGTACACTCAATTGCAATTGTTAATGCTGCTTCTAGTTCAACAGTTGACATTTCAGACGGTCTTACTATTACTGCAACTGACTCTGATTAGTTTTAAAAACTGCGTGCCTCCGGCTTTACTTTACGCCGGGGGTGTGCTTTAATTAAATAAAAATTATGGCTGTTATTACTACGGATATTAGTATTTGCGCAGCAGCTTTACAGCTTATAGGCGCAGAAGAAATTGAATCTTTTTTAGATGAAACAAGAGAAGCAAGGATTTGTGCTTCTATATATCCAACAGTTAAAAAAGACATGTTGCAATCAAGCGCATGGCGATTTTCTATAAGGCAAGAAGAATTAAACAGATTAATTTCTACGCCACTATTTGAATTTAAATACGCTTATTCTTTACCGTCAGATTTTTTACGTTTAGTAGGTAAACAAAATCCTACGTCTAAACATCAAATTTTTGAAAATAAATTATATACTGATTTAACACCAGTCTATGCAAGTTTGCAATATGATGTGGATGAGCAATATTTTCCCGCATATTTTACTCGTTTACTACAATTAGAAATGGCTGCAATGCTTGCATCTGCATTATTAGAAGATGAAAACAAAGCAGATAAATTTGGGGGTTTTGCTAGAACACAAATGGTTAAAGCAAGAAATATAGACTCACAAAATAATACTTCTAGCACTATACCGGCAGGAGCGTTTAACTTAACTAATGTTAGATACTAATGGTACAAAAGGCTCGCATAAAAACAGTACAGGTAGGTTTTACAGCAGGTGAACTTGACCCTGTTTTATTAGGACGTATTGATAAAGAACTTTATTATAAAGGTGCTGCTAAATTACGTAATGTTGTAGTTAATCCTCAAGGGCATGTTACTCGTAGACCTGGATTAGAATATATAGACAACACTACTAATAATGCTATTTCACAATCTATAGAATTTGAGTTTAATAATATTCAAAAATATTTAATTGTATTTACTGTTGGTGAGTTTAAAGTTTATAAAGATGATGTTTTACAAGCTACTATAAATTCTTCACCAATTAGTTCTTTAACTGCTGATCAAGTACAAGAAATGAAATTTGTACAATCAGCAGATACATTATTACTTTTTCATAAAAATGTTCAAACTATTAAAATTACAAGAACAAGTCATACTTTGTGGAATGCTACATACGTAACTTATAGTAATATTCCGTGGTTTGCTTTTTCGGGTGTGACTGTTAGTGAACCGGCTACTTGGTTAAAAGCAGACAGTTTAAGTGGAAGAGATGTAACATTTACAACAGGAAGTAATGTTTTTTCTTCTGCCAGCGTAGGGCAATATCTTTACGGTAAAGCAGGAGGAATAGCTAGAATTACTGCTTATGTAAATGCTACTCACGTTACATGTCAAATAGAAGTTGATTTCCCTTCCACTTCTCAAATAGATGCAGGTAATTGGGAATATGAAACTGGGTATGAACCAGTGTGGTCAAGTTCAAAAGGTTGGCCATCGTGCGGAACTTTTCATCAAAATAGATTATGGGTGGCAAATTCTGGTGAAAGACCGCAAACATTATGGGGTTCACAAGTAAGTAATTTTTTTGATTTTAACTTAGATCAAAGTAATGATGATGATGCAATTGACGTAACTATTGATGATAATCGAGTTAATGCTATTCGTCACATTGTTTCTGGGCGTAATTTACAAATTTTTACTACTGGTGGCGAATTTTATATACCAACCGAGGTAGGAAATCCAATTACGCCAGCTAAAGTTTTAATTACTAAATCAACTGCACACGGTTCAAGTAATGTGTTACCCGTACCTGTGGGAGGCGCTACAGTGTTTATTGAAAACGCAGGTAAAGTAATTAGGGAATTCATTTATAATGAATTAGAACAAAACTATGGCGCTAAAAATATTTCAATACTTTCATCTCACCTTATTAATTCACCGGTTAGTTCGGCTGTTAGACAATCTACATCCGACAGTCCGGCTGATTATTTTTATGTAGTTAATAGTGATGGTACAATGGCTGTACTTAATATCGCTAGAGATCAAGAGCTTTTAGCCTGGTCCTTATGGACAACTAACGGTACTTTTGAAGAAGTAACCGTTTTGGGGCAAGATGTTTATGTAACGGTTAAAAGAACAATCAATGGTTCCACGGTTAGGTATATTGAGAAATTTAACAGCAATCATTTTTTAGACGCTTCGTTAATTAAAACTAGTGGTAGCGCAACTACTTCTTGGTCAGGGTTAAGTCATCTTGATGGTGAAACAGTTAATGTAAGAGGTGATGATTATATTCTTGAAAATGCCGCTGTAGCAAGTGGGGCTTTAACCAGCTCATTAGATGTATCTGAATTAGAAGCTGGGTTAGAATATTTAGCACAAGTTAAAACGCTACCAATTGAAGCTGTATTAGATAATTCTCAATTAGCTGGTGATTGGAAAAGATTAGTTTGGGTAAACGCTAGATTAAATAACAGTAGAAATATTATTGTTAAATATAATAATAAAAGATATACTCCGGCATTTACTTATTTTGGTTCTAATGTTTTAGATCAGCCAGTAGCATTGTTTACAGGTTGGAAAAAAGTACATCTTGCAGGTGTAGAGAGAGATGTCGATGTAGAAATCACACAAGACGACCCATTAGAATTTGAAGTATTAGCATTAACAATAGCGGTAAAATGACACTGGAATTAAGAGATTATAAAGGCGAAGAAGATTTTACAGAGTTTAAACGTTGGTGGGAATTTTGGCGTTGGAAAGATAGAGTAACTCAAGAGATTCTTTCCGATATTGGCTATGTAGTTGAGAAGGATAGGTTGCCATTATGCGCAGGCTTTCTCTATACTACTAATAGTTTAATAGCTTCTATTGAATGGGTGGTGTCAAACCCGTTTGCACAAAAAGAAGATGTTGACGAAGGACTAGATTTTTTACTTGAATGTTTGTGTCAAAGGGCATTGAAAGAAGAAAAAAGATTAATAATGACTACAATTAATAGTCCTACTTTAGCTAAGAGATTAGAAAAATTAGGGTTTGTTATGAGTGGCGAAAATTTAAAACAATATATTAGGTTGAAATGGCAGTAACAACAGGAACAGCAATATTGATAGCAACCGCAGTAGCAACCGCAGGTACTGCATATACTGTTAGAGAACAGAATATGACTAGTAAGCGTATGACTGGTATTGCTGAAGCACAATCTAAAGCAGAAGCTAAACAAATAGAAATGCAAGCTCAAGCCGAACGAACACAAGCAGAGGTTGACGAACTAGATAGGCAAAGAACGCTTGAACGTATTATGTCTGCACAAAACGCAGTGTTTGGTGCTAGTGGTCTTGCTACTACATCTGGTAGTTTTACTAATATTCAAACTACTGATGCAGCAAGAGCAGCCGAAGCTAAAAGATTAAACCAAGTATTTACTGACACTAGACAAGTTGGTTTTAGTAATAATATTAGGCAAATACAAAACCAAGCTGTGCTTACTCGTAGTGCGGCTAAGGTGGCTAGAAGATCTAATACTATTAAAGGGTTTACCCAAATTCTTAACATCGGAATTAGTAGTTATAAAAGTTCAAAATCAATGAAAAAATAAAAAGTTATGACTAGACAAAAAATTACACAAAACACAACAAATAGTCCAACTAATTTACCATCTAGAGGTGTAGTTCGTTTTGACGGTAATATTCAAGCAGCTTCACGAGGTACAGCAGTATCGCAATTACAACCAATAAGATTTACCCCAGGTGGTCAGTATTTAGAGCAAATGAACGCTATAGCTGATTTAGGTGAAGGTATATTTAATGCTACTGCTAAAATTGCTAATGCTTCTCAAAAAGCTAAAGAAGCTGAAAAAAGCGCATATTTAGCAAACGTTGAGACTGACGATATTATCCAAACCAATAGAATATTTAACGAAAATAAATTACAAGGTAATGACCCAGAGTTATTGACTAAAAAGCTTGAAGAATATCGTAATGGTAAAATGGCTAATATGCCTCAAGATGTTCAACCTTATTATCAGCAAAGTTTTGATAAAAGAGCTGCTACTTTAACAGTAAAATCTCAAGATCAATTTTTTAAAAAAATTGAAGAGGATTCTAAAGATTCTTTAGAAGCTGCTCAAAAATTAATTAGTGATGATATATTTAAAAACCCAGCGCCTTCTACTGAAATTGAAGCTCAACATTATGAAGATAAAATAGTTAAATTTCAATCTACTCTTGAATCAAGAATAAATCGAGGCTTTATTACACCGGAAGAAGGCGCAATTATTCAAAAAGATTTTCAAAAAAATTTAATTACTGTAGCTTATAAGAATCAGCTTCAAGCAATGGATTCTAACCAAAGAGCTAATGCTATTCTTGAATTACAAAAGTCTAAAAAATTACCGGCAGGTTTATCTATAGAAGATAAAAACGATATTGTAGCTAAGTTAAACGCTTATAATTCTACGGTTGATTCTATAGAAATTAAAGCCAATGCTTTACAAAAAACCGAACAAGAATTAAATTTAGCAAGACAAGCTTCTGATTTAGAAATAAAAGTAAATCGTGATGAAGCTACATACGAAGACGTTTTAGAAGCTGAACAAAACGGAATTATTACACCGACTAAAAAAGTAGCACTTTTTAAGAAGTTAGATAATAATAAAAATGAAGTGGTTAAAGAATCATTATCTTTAAGAAAAGTTTATGATACTCTTAAAGGTATTGATTTTATAGACCCTAAAAATGCTGATGATAAAAAAGCTGTTGATTTAGTTTATACTAAAGTTATTTCTTCTCAAATAGATGCTACTCAAGATTCAGCGGTAAAGAAAAGTTTAATAGCTAATTATGTTAATTCTGTTGGTGTGGTTCCCGAAACTTTACGTGGTAAAATGCGTGGAGTGTTTAGAGGTGATGATGTAGAACAAAAAGTATTTTATGCAGATTTGGTTGGTCGTATTCAAGAAACCAAACCACAAGCTTTAGATGACTTTGATGACAAAGATATTACTCAAGCCATAATGATTGACGAAATGGTTAAAGCTGGTACACCTAATGAACAGGTTGTAGAGAAAGTAGCTAATATCACTAGTGGTCTTAATAAAGGTAGGCTAGAAATTCTTGAAGAAGATTTTAAAGAATTGGTAGAGGATAAAGGCACAGGCGTTAAAATTAATTCTTATAAAGTAATTAATACTGTTAGAGATATTTTTGACAAAGGGGCGTTTTCAATCAATGCTTCTTTACCAGATACACAGCTTGGTGTTGAGGCAGCAGCAATTAATGATTATAAACGTCTTTATAAAACTTGGTATCTAAGTACAAATGGTGATGCCGAGTTAGCTGAAAAACAAGCTAAATTAGCTTTAAAACGTACCTGGGGTACTACTGCAATTAATGGTCAATCAAGACAATTAACTAAATATCCTATCGAAACAGCTTACCCAGATATGCCTGTTAAAGAAATTAAAAAAGATTTAATGAAAGATTTGAAATCTTTACCAGAGTATAAAGACTTAGCTGATGATGATGTAATAATTCAGTGGGACACTAGAACGGCTAGAGAATTTAAACAATACCCATCTTATCGAGTTTTAATATATAATAAAGACGGCGCGTTAGAGCCAATAGCTGATGAAAACTTAGCTCGTTGGAAACCAGATTATGATGGTTGGAAATTAAAATCAAAAAAAGAAAATGAAGCTTTAAAAGCAGAAGCGGATAAGAAAAAGAAAGAACAGAGTAAATATGATATTGAACCTATATTTTAAATAATATGCCTTTTTTAAAAGAACAAAATGATATAATTTTACCAGATTTAATTAACGAAGAAGAAAACGTTAATGTACCACAAATAGAAACTACTTGGGGTGAAACATTTAAAAGAGCATTTCGTTACGAAAATTTTGTAGGAGCTATCGTATCTAATAAATCCCGTGGTAATTGGGTGTTTGATCCGGAATTTGATTATAGTAAAGCTTTTGCTAGTTTACCCGAAGAGTATCAATTATCTAGGGCAATTAGTTTAAGATTTGCTAACGCTGAAAACGAAGAACATTTTAATGCAATTAAAGAGCAAATAGACCAAGAAGGTTCTGATAGAGAATATAATGCCAACGCTGGTTGGAAAGGTGTTATTGCCAATGTTGCCGCAGGATCGTTGGACCTTATTAACTTATTACCTTTTGGTGGCCTTGCTTACAAAGTGGGGAAAGCAGGAAAAAAAACTTACAATGTTTTAAATGCTGGCGCTAGAACTGCAATGGTTAGTGCTGGTACTATTTCTTTACAAGAAGCTGCTTTACATTCACAGCAAGAAAGTAGAACTCTTGGTGAATCAGCGGCTAATATTTCTGTAGGTACTTTATTATCCGGTGTACTTGGTGCCAGCGGTTATGCCTTATTAACTAAATCTGCTAAATACCCAGAATTTAAAAAACAATTAGAAGCTGAATTAGATATTACAGATTTTGTTGAAGATGTCAGGGAAGGTGTTGAGGTTCAAGAAGCTTTAGGTAAATCCGCAGGTGCTGCGGTTGCACCTAAAAAATCTAAAGCCGAATTATTAGAAGAAAATAGTTTAGTCCGTGGCGGTGTGTTCAAACCTATAATGTTTCAAGACCCTAACTTACGTATGTTGAGTAGCCCAACTGTTTCTTCACGACTAGCGGTTCAAGAAATATCAGAAATAACCCCCAAATTGAAAAAGAATTTAAAAGGTATTGCTACTACAAAATCTGTTGAATCTGAAAGATTATTGGATGAGGGTAGGCTTGCAGACACTATCTTAAGTAATCAAGACCATTTTATAAAATATAAAAAACGAGTTGGCAAAGACACTAACCGTTTATCAAAAGCAGAGTTTAACACCGAAGTATCTAAGGCATTAAATAGGAAAGGTAATTCACCGATACCAGAAGCAGCAGCAGCAGCGGCTAAAGTGCGTAAAGATATTCTCAAACATTATGGTAAAGAAGGTTTAGGGATAAAAGGCTTCTTTGGTGATGGTAAAGCAGTACAAGACACTTTAGATACTTATTTCCCACGTGAATTTAATAGAGCAACAATAGCTGCTAACCCAGCTAAGTTTCAAAAGAAAATAGCTGATTACTTTAAATCTGAATATTCAAAAGCAAAACGTGGTGATAAAGCCAGAATTTATGAAGATGCTATTGAAACTGCCGATGAGAGCTATTTTCAAAAATTGGCTCTTGATGTTTATGATAATGTTATGGGTTCTTCAAGTTCAGTGCTTCACGACAATGTTGGCCTATCTTCTCTACCAAGTTTTGCTAAAAGTAGAAAATTATTAATGGATAACACCGAAATAGAAGAATTTTTAGAGATGGATGTTGACGCTGTTATGACTAAGTATTCTAAGCTCATGTCCTCTCGTACTCGCTTAGCTAAAAGATTTGGTGTGGAGTTTTTAGATGATAATATGCAATTGGGTAAATCAAAAATAGTTCAAGACATTAAAGAAGAGTATGCTGACCTCAAAGCAAAAGTTCTTGATAAACCTAAAGAATTAAAGAAACTAAAAGCTAGAGAAGAAAAAGATTTAGCAGATTTATTTGCATTAAGAGATAGATTACTAGGTACGTATGGCTATTCAATGAATCCAGATAGTTGGGCTTATCGTGCGCAACGTCAAATTAAGCAATATAATATAGTAACTTTACTTGCTGATACGGTAGCTTCATCAATACCAGATATGGGTAAATTAGTTATGCACAATGGGTTTTCACAATTATTAAATAATAGCGCAAAACCTTTAATTAAATCTTTATCTTCACCAGAATTTAGAAAATATTTAAAAGCTAATAATCGTGAAGCTAGACGAATGGGAGTTGCTTTAGATTTAATAAATAACCATACTTTTAATGCTAGAGGGGATATAATGGATAATTTTGGTAAGCATACTAAATTTGAACGCGCAGCAGATTATGTTAGTCAAAAATTAATATCAGCGACAGGGATAAGACATTGGAATACTATATTAAAGTCGGCAGATTATTTAATAACTCAAAGTAGTATGCACGATGCTATGTCTGCTATTGCTGGTAACAGAGCTACTAAAAAACAAATATCTAATTTAGCTCGCTCTGGTATTGACAAGCAAGCCGCTAGAGCAATCAGAGCGCAAATAAAAAAACATGGTGAAATAAAAGACGATATAGTTCTCCCAAATATTGCTAAGTGGGATTTTGAAGCTAAAGAATTAGGCGAACTTTACGCTACTGCGATTAGAAAAGAAGTAGATTCAACAATCGTAACTCCGGGTATTGCTACAACTCCGCTATGGATGTCAAGAAATGGCTTTACTTTATTTGGGCAATTTCAATCGTTTGCTTTTTCATCAATGCAAAAAACTTTAATCCCAATAGTTCAAGACTTTGATGTAAAAACAGTGCAAGGTTTAACTACCATGGTCGCCTTAGGTACTTTAGTAGCTGCTTATAAGAGAGCTGTTAGAGGTGAAGATATGCCAGATACTAAAACTTTAATTCAAGAAGGTGTTGATCGTAGCGGTGCTTTAGCTTGGATTATGGATTACAATAATCGTCTTGAAAAACTAGCTCAAGGAAATATTGGACTATCAAGAATTCTTGGTACCAACGCAACAAACAAATATTACAATTATAATAATTTTGCCTTGTTAGGTCCAACAACTGGTCAAATAAATAATTTAGGGAATGTAGCACGTGGTATTCTTAGCGGCAATGTTAGTCGATCTACAGTTCATTCAGCACGTAAACTATTACCATTACAAACTATGATAGGCGTACGACAAACCCTTGACTTAATGGAAAAAGAGTTTAATAATACTTTTGGAATTCCTAAAAATTAATTGAATATTCAATACTATGGTTACAGTACCGTCATTAGAAGATGAAACCCCGTTAGATCAGTACACAGCGACTGCTAGTCAAACTGATTTTAATTTTACATATATGATTTTTGCAACGGAAGATATTAAAGTCTACGTTAATAATGTGCTTAAAACTGAAACAACAGATTATGTTGTTAAGCAATCAGATGATAGTGCTATCGTTCCAGCGGATGATTTACCAATGGATGGTGGTAAAATTGTTTTTAATTCCGGCCTTAGTTCTGGCGACAAAGTTTCTTTATCTCGTGATATAGGTATTAAAAGATTAACAGGTTATAAAGTAGCTGGTCCTTTCAGGGCAGACGTAGTCAATGCTGAACTTACTAAACTTTATGCAATCCAACAACAGTTAGAAAGAGATATTAGCCGTAGTGTAAGGTTAAACGCTTCCGACGCTGAAGGTGGTACTTTAGAAATACCGTCGGATAGAGCTGGTAAATTTTTAGCTTTTAATGCTAATAGAGAAATGATTGCCTCGGCAGGTTCAGCCGATGGTCTTGTAGTTTCTAGTTATATAGGAACTTTATTAGATGACACAACAGCAAGCGAGGCATTAGATACTTTGGGAATTGCTGCTTATGCTAAAACTCTATTAGATGATACAACAGCTAGCGAGGCATTAGATACTTTGGGGGTTGCTGCTTTTGCTAAAACTCTATTAGATGATACTGATGCAGCAACAGCTAGAGCTACTTTAGATGCAGAACAAAAGATAAATTCTTTAACAGCAATTACAGCTTTAGAGGATGCAGATCAATTAGCTGTATCTGATAGTTCAGATAGTAACAATTCTAAGAAAATAACTTATGCAAATTTAAAATCTGATTTAAGTTCTAACCTTGTACAGGTTGTTAATTATCAAACTAGCGCAGTTGCTTCTGGTTCAGGAACTATACCATTAGATAATTCAGTTCCACAAAGCAGTGAAGGCAACCAATTCATGTCATTATCGATTACGCCTCAGTCAAGTATAAATAAGCTATTTATTCAGGTTATTTTTACAGGAGGAGAAGTTGCTAATACAGATGATAACTTCACTGTAGCTTTATTCAAAGATTCAGATATAGGTGCTTTAAAAGCTTCGGCAGGAGGTGTTTATGGTAACTCTATTCTAACTATACCATTAAATCACTATATGACTGCTGGCACAACATCAACTATTACATTCAAAGTAAGAGCAGGACTTTCAAGTGGTAGCATTTACATTAATGGTGCTGCTAATCAGGGGCAAGCTTACGGCGGGGTGAGTTGTTCTTCAATAACAATAATGGAAATAAAAGGTTAAAAATGAATATAAGAATAAGTAAAAAAGTAATTGATAGCATTAAAAAGATTTACCCTGATTTAAACGGTGGGTTTGTATATTTTGAAACTAAAGAAGATGGTACGCATTGGGAAAATCCAATAGACGGTCTGTTTTGGGATAGTCAGGAATATGACAAGCCAGATTGGCAAACTATTGAAGATAATTTTTTAGATGACATTGTTTATAAAAAAGAAGAGTTGCTCGCTTTAAATAAGCAAAAAAAAGCACAAGCAAGAGATAAGGGCATAGAGATAACAGTTGGGGACAGATCTTATTTAGTTAATGAAAAAACTGTTCTTGAGCTCGCTATTTTGAAAGCGTTGGGAAGAAAGCCCGCCCCTTGGAAAGATGCAGACAATAAAACGCATCTTCTAACAGAAGAAATGCAAAAAAATCTTGGCTATGTTATGTTAGACATAGTTATATCTGGTGAAAGAATAGCCCTAAGTGTTGAAAAAGCTATTGATAGCTTAACTAAAAAAAACATAGATAAGTTTGATTTAGATGAGGCTTGGAAAGAGGCAATTAAAAATGTTATTAAGTAAAAGGTCAAAAGAATATAACAAGGCGATTGAATTTATTGAGAGCAATAGAAAAAACTTTATTATTTTATCAAGTGAGTATTATAAAAATAAAGGTTTTTTTCCCTACCTTGTTTCACTTTCGGCATTGCTAAGGGGGAGATCACCAATTTATCACACAGCCCTAATAATAAATAAAGGCAATAAAATATTTTCTTTAGAAATATCTCCTGCTGGTATTAAGTTAATAGATTTTAAAACAGCTTATTTTAGTAGTAAATTTAAAGGAACTTTAAAAGCACAAGTTATAAGAGGGAAAAAAACTTTAGATCAAGAAAAAAAGATAATTGATTTTATAAAGTCTAATATCTTAAATAAAAAATATGGAAAATTAAAAGCAGGTAGGTCTTGGACAGCTTGGAAAATATGGGATCAAAAAGACGATGATAGAAAATATATCTATTGCACAGATGCGGTGCTTGATATAATAAAAAAATTTGAAGGACACAAAATCTTTGATAATCACGCAGAGGTAACTCCAGCACAATTATATGAGTTTTTGCTTGACGACTATAGATTTGCTTCTAAATACTGCGTTATGATTCAACAACTAAATAATTGTAGTTTGTAAGATGGATATAAGTAATTTAAGTGATTTACTACGCATACTATCTTTTACAGCTATTCCTGTTATAGGATATGTTTATACATTAATTTTAGGGGTTCAAAAAAGAGTGCAAGAAATAGAGGTTGGTAGCAAGGACTTAGAATTGAAATTTAATGATAAGTTTTTTAAAAGAGAAGATTTAAATTTTATTAATAAAGGGCTTGAAACACGAATTGCAAGTGTTGAATCAAAAATAAACAAAGTTGAAGAAAAATTAGATCAACAATTTGCAAAGCTTACTGAATTACTATCTGAAAAGAAATAAATCATATTTTGTTTTGAGATTTTGCATATACTTTTTATGCTTTTTCATTTCTAGCAATAACTCACATATATTCTGATTTATTATAATTTGATTAAAAACCTTAAATTTATCAGGGTTGTTTTTATTATCTATTACTATTTCATTAATAGCAATTACAGTCAGTTTCATTTTTTTAGAAAAATATGCCCGCTAATATTAACATTATTATAGGAGCTAGTGAAATTATAATTTGATCTTCAGTCATTTTTAAAAGCTAAATGAAAAAACTATAAAAGCCTCATTTATATTGGCAATATAAAAATAACAAGATATTTTACTCATCATATAAATAAATTAAAATTATTGACTTTTGAAAGGGTAAACACTAGAATAGACTTACGAAGGTTAATTTAGGTTTATTCTTTCTTATTAAAAATAAAACAGATGACTTATAGTTTTGGTATAAGATCTCATAATAAAAAAATTACTTGCCATAAAGATTTACAGTTAATTCTTGATAAAGCAATTAAAATAATTGATTTTTCTATTTTAGAAGGTGCAAGGACTTTAGAAACTCAACAAAAATATTTTGCAGAAGGTAAATCAAAAGTAGACGGTGTAAACGTAAAATCAAAACATCAAGTATCACATAACCAACCTTTATCTTTAGCTGTAGATATTGCACCATATCCTATTTATTGGGATGATAGTTTTAAATTTGCTTTTTTAGCTGGGGTAATGAAAAGCGTGGCAACGAATTTATTAGAACAAAATAAAATTACTCATCAACTTAGATGGGGTGGCGATTGGAATTCTAATAATAATTTTAAAGATCAAACTTTTTTTGATTTATCTCATTTTGAATTGGTAAAATTTAAATATGAATAATTTTATAGTTAGTGTGGCTGTCTAGCTGAAATAATGATAAAAAATTTAAAAAATAAAATTATAACTATTTTTGGGGTAATCGGGGCAATAGCCTTATTTTTTGCGAGTAGACAAAATGAAAAAAACAAACAACTTAAAAGAGCAATTAAATCTATTAAAATTGCTAAAAAAGTACAGAAAGATATTAATAGTTTATCTAATGATGATAAGCGTAAGCGCATGCGGGAGAAGTATTCTAGATCTGGGAGATCAAAATCTTAAATACTCGGACGTATTAAAATGTGTTATAATGACGGATGAAGAAATAAATTTTATGTCTGAACAGACTTTAACTTTAATTTTATACAACAATGAGTTAGTTTGTAAGGATGAACAAATATAATTTTAGGTCCTTACGCACAAAAATATTTGGTTATTTAGATTCTTTATTAATTGCGTAATATAACAATGCTATTGCGTCTGCCTCATTATCATCTTTTGGATTATGTCCTAATTCCTGAACTGCCTTTATCACCTGTTCCTTGTTGGCGTTGCCTTTTCCAGTTATGTGTTTCTTAATAGTGCCTACTGCTACACCCTCATAAGGAATTTTATTATCTTCACAGAACATAGTTAAAGCTGCTTTGAACCCACCATAGCAATGTGCAGCATCAACACCAATATGTTTTCTTACTTCTTCAAAATAAATCACATCAATACCTAATAATAAACTATTGTGGATTTCTTGTAGGTGATTTCTAAAATTAACAAACCTTCTATCAGCACTTTGGAAACGAGTAGCTTTGAAGTTCTTCGAGTAAGATTTAACATTATCGTTAGTTAATAAAGCTATTCCAGTTGTGGTGCCTAAATCGAGAGCTAATATATTAGTCATTTTCTATTTCTTTAATTAATTTATCTAAGTACCACTTAGCTTTTTTCAGATCTTCCACTTTATTTTTGTGGTCAACCCGTGAAACATATTTTATTATGTTACCTTTGCAAAAGCCAGCTAATTGTGTTGGTGATAATTTAGCTTTTAAATAATCAAAAGTTTCTATACCACCAAACTTATAGTGATCTGGGTTTATTTTATCTTTATCCATCTTTGTATTTTTGTCCAATGTCTTAATAAATATAGTTCATCATCAGTTAATATAAAATACTCATCCATAATATTATTTCTTATAGTTAATACCTTCCCAACCTTCCGCAGCTACGGGGCAATCTTTAGCCCAGTTGGGTGTTGCTGCCATTAGATTACAAAACTGTTTTAAAGTTTTAGTAGCAGAATATTCATCCACTTCCGCAACTAATTCGTCATGTACGGATAATACAATATTAAAGCCTGCGTCTTCTATGCGTAACATTGCGTCAGCCATTAAGTCTCTTGCCACTGCTTGGGTTATATTCTCCACCAGCTTACCACCGTATGTACCATTACGAAACGCCTTACCCATCTTTTCAGCTAGGTAGCTTAGTTCTATAGACTCGCCCCAATCGTTTTGTTTCATCTTCAACTCTGGCTTATAATAGTGTAGGCATCTGCCGCTAGGCAGTTGACACTTTAAAAAATCATCTTGCATAAACCAAATAGTTTTACCACATTCTACACGATTACCAGTTCTCACCGCTGTGTGTGCTGCTTTCTCTTGATCGTACCAAAGTTGCCTAACATGGTGATATGTCTGGCGATAAGTATTAATAGCTGTTTTAGCTAAATCCTCATGTATTTTAATACCCCAGCTTAAACAAGTCTCATAGAATTTAGGTGCGCCCATACCGTAGCCTGCACCAAGTATAGCAGCTTTACCTAACTGTCTTTGCTCTGCGGTTACATCTTTAACTTCTACCCTATAAATATTAGAGGCCATATCTTTATACAAGTCCTCACCGTTTCTAAATTGGTTTAGCATCTTTTCGCTACCTGCAAGCCAACCAAGAACTCTGGCCTCAATAGCTGCAAAGTCAGCAACTAATAGTTTCTTGCCTTGTGGTGCGCATACCATACCCCTTATAGCTGACGACATAAAACCCATTACATCATTGGTTAGCATCTCAATACTTGATGCGCTGCCTTGTTTAATTAGCTTGATAGCAGTAGCCATATCTTTAATACTACCTCTTGGTAGGTTTTGGAATTGCACCAACTTACCAGACCATCTACCGGTTGAAGCACCGTGATACATAAGCACATCACGGATTCTACCATCTGGTGCAGTAGAGTTTTTCATTGCTTCATATTTAGCCGTAGAGGTTTTACTTAATGCTTGGCGTATCTCTAATACTCTTTTAACCTTAGCATCTTTAACAGTTTTTAAAGCTTGTTCTACATCTGCTTTAGTAAGTCCGGGTAAATCCTCACCACGTTCTTTACACCATTCAAGTATCTTAGCACGTTGACCAACAGTAGTTATCTTACCTTCGGTTAATATATCTAATTCTTTTTCTAGTTTCTCTGAATGCTCACCTAATATCTTTAGTGATTTATTAACAGCATCTATATCTATATGGACACCACGCTCGTTAATCTTCTGATCTAACTGCCAAATCTTTAATTCTTTTTCTGGTAGTTGACCTAGTTTGTTTGCTATTGCGTATTCTGCTTCAACGTCTGATTTACAATAGTCATATAGTGTTTGAAATTTTTCTGGGTATTCTTGTTGCTCAAAGAAACCACCAACTCTTGGCCTAGGTTTAGAGAGTTGTAACATAACTCTTTTACCTTCGTCATCTTTAATAGTGCTTAAATTTAATATCTGACCAGCACCACCCAATGATCTTGGTAAAGCGTGGTATGCTGCAACGCTAGCTGAACAACGCCACTGCTCTGGTTTAATCTCTGGCCAACCATATCGTTTAACCATGATGTTATGCCAGATAGCTTTTTCAAAGAAAGCGTTGTGGGCTTCTACTAATGCGTTCGGGTTTTCATACAGATAGTTACGTAGTTTAATGCAGGTGGTTAGATCATCGCTTAATTGTACAGGCCCATTACCTATCTTATACGCCATACAAAGTATCTCGGTGCTTGAGTCTAAGGAGTAGACCCAAGCACCGGACTTCTTTATATCAACCTCTGATCTTGTTTCAAAGTCAATATAGATCATTACCCTAACAGGTTTGAAGATTGATAATTATCTGGGTTGTCAGCTTCATCATCAATAACGTCAAACTCGTCTGCTGCTGCTGCTCTAGCTGCGCCAAAAGCATCACCATCTTTAACTTTCTGTACGTTATTAAGAGATAAAGAAACACCACGGTTGCCTGATCTATCATAAGCATAAGCATTGACACTGGCTCTTATAAAACAGCCACCATATATTTCTTCTTCGGTTAAGATGTCTTGATTTTGAGAATCAACTACACCCGGTTTACGTGTGTTCTTAACAGTTATAAAATAGTGGCCGTGATATTCTGGGTTATAAGGTTCACCATTGTTTTTAGTACCGTCGCCATCCTTAATAGGATTGTTAAGTACCTTTGGTACTTTCGTACCCCATTTTTCTTTAATGGTTTTCTCTAACAATTCTTTTAGTTTTGTTAGATCAGTTTTCTTATCAAACAAAATATCAACTGAATATTCGGACTTGCCGGACATCTCGTTTAATTTAGGTTTCATAAGGTTAGGGAAAGACGCTCTTCCTACGGGAGTAATTACTTTATTAGTCATGTCATTACGTGTTATTAAGTTAATAAAAAATTTAGCCTTCAATGACATCAAAGTCACTTCGAGCTGACGATTCCACAGCAGGCCTCTTATCACTAACAGGCACCATTGTGTTACCGTTATCAGGTGTCTCACAAAGTGAGGCAACTAATTCCTTACCAACCAGCTTTTCTAATTGTGCTGGTGATTTTAATTTCGGATTGGTTAATAAAGATTCTAATGGTTGATCTTCCATTAACCTTTCTTTTGTTTTCTCTTCATCAATCCATTTACGGTTAGCTCTTTTCTTAACGAGCTTGTAACCCTCAATAGATTGGCCTCGTTCTAATTCATTGAACGCATAGGCTTCTACTGCTTTTAGCCATGAAGAAATAACTGGTGCAAAATCTAAAACCTTTTTAATATCTACTGGTTTTAAACTATCTGGCTCTGGCAATATTATCTCCTCATCTTTGAATTCTGCTTTAGCAACTTCTAAAGATTTCTTTTCTAGTTGTGGGCACACTGCTTGAGCAGGGCAGAACCTACACCATTCACCTTCTTTAAGTTTTGGGTTCTTAGCTTCGCAAGCTTTAACCCCTTTCTTTAAAGTCTTAGCAAACTTATCAAGGTAGCCAACAGTAGTTACCCAAGATTTAATGGGTTCACCTGCTGCTCTTGGCTGAACGATAGTTAATTTGATCTGGCTATTTGGATGTAAATTTTGTACATTAGCAGCACCCAAACCATAGTATGCTAGCTGTGTATTTTCCTCTGGGCTAACTGCAATACCAGCGCCATGTTTGTAATCAATAACTTCAAGCATGCCAAGCATATCGCTAAACACACAAGCATCATTAGTACCAAACATATCTTCATGTACAAAATCTAAACTAAACCTAGTTTCAATAAATAGGTCACCTAGCTTTGCTCTGCTTCTTACATAATCTACATAGACTGTAACCGCTTCAACCATATCTTCATTGACAAAATATTTACTTCCATCATCTAAAGTTATTAATTGGTCAGTATAATCACTAGGGTTATTATTGTTCAGTAAACATAACTCACCTAATTTGTGAGCTGCGGTACCTTCTTGAGCATAGACACTTGACGGTTGCGGTGGTACTGTCTCGGATAGCTTAACACTACCCGGACAGTTTAACCATCTACTAGCTGATGAGGCACCATATTTTGAATGTGCTTGAGGCATAATACTACGCTATTTTGTTTAATAATTCTGGGTACTTTTCTTGAGGTACTGCTGGGAAGTTTGCATAATCACCTAGTTCTTTTAAGATATTAGCTAAAGCTTCTTCACTATTATTTTGGATGAAATCTACTAGCTTTTCCCTAACTTTATCTTCGGTTGGTAGTTCTTTTTCAACTACTTCTTCAAGATGTGGAGGAATATCTTTACTTTTTTTCTCAATAGCTTCTTGAACTTTTTGCTCTACCTGCTGCTTAAATTCTTGTTTAGATTCAGTAACTTTTTCCTGTTTAGGTTCTAAATCTAATTCCATTTGACCTGATAATTTACTCTGTTCAATTTGAATTAATCTTGCAGTGTTATTAGCTATAGTAGATAGTAGTTCAATTATTAAAATATCTACGGTAGCAGCACAGTTACCTTTCATACGTAATAGTTCGTCAACTTTTTTTATGTCCATATTAGTTTTTATAGTTAAGTTAATAAATTAATTTAAAGTAGACGGGTCTACTTCATAGCCCTGTATATTAAGTGTTGGTTTTTTCTTGACGTTTTTAAAACCGTCTTGCCAACGCTTAATACAAAGTTCCATTTCTTTTGGTTGTTTGAGTATTGTTCTTGCATACTCAAGAGTCCAATTCTCTTCACCTTCACCACCCTTATCAATATCATTTACTTTAACATTAATAAGTGTGATTTGCTGCACTTGATTATTGTTCTCACCCACCTGAACCATTGTTGGTTGCCACTTAAACCTAATGTGGTAATTACTTGGCCAATAGCTTTTAAAAATATTTAATAATTCTGGTACTTCTTTATATTCTATTTTCATAATTTATTGCAATAATTGGTTAATAGTTTTTTCTTTATCAAAAATAGTCTTAAGCATTGTTTCATCTAAACTTTTCTCAACCACTAAGAACTTTGCAGTTACATTATCTTTCTGTCCGATACGGTGGCAACGATCAATCGCTTGATTAATCTCACCAGGCACCCAAGAAGTCTCGGCAAACACTACGGTACTAGCTGCTGTGAGCGTCAGCCCTGTGCCGGCTGCTTGGATTTGCCCGATGAAAACTCTTACATCTTCTTTAGTTTGAAAATCATCTATTGCTTGTTGACGATTTTTCATTACATGCTTACCAGTAATAACCACTGGTTTAAACTCTTGCAATTTATCTTTAATGCCATTAATAACATCATGGTGATGAGCGAAGATAACAACTTTATTAATATTCTCTAGTAAATCTGTAATGTATCTTGCGCTCTCATCTATTTTAGCTACTGCCAATTCATGTCTGATTTGTGCAAGCTCTCCCATACTACCATACTCTGGGTAGTTTTTTAATTGATCTACTGAAAACCTATATTCTTTTTCTATAATAGTTTTAGTTTTTTTACATAATTCAAAAGGTATTATTTGAAAAGTTTTATCAGGTAATTGTTTCATTACATCTTTCTTTAGACGGCGAACCATACAAGTAGCTCGTAAACGTACGCCTAATTCTTCTACATTTGAATTACCAGAAACATCAAAACCCCATTTAGAATTATAAGCATTACAAAATCTATAAGCATAATTTCTATAGTCTTGATATGGTGTAAGTGCATGTGGGGCTAACATCTTTACCAAAGGGTATAGTTCTACCGGTCTGTTTAATAATGGCGTACCTGTTAAAAATATTTTTTTGGGTACGACACGGGCTAATTTTGCAACTGCTTTAGTTCTCTGTGTCTTAGCGTTCTTTAAATAGTGCGCTTCATCGCATACTAATATAGTAGCTTTAAAATCTATCAGTTGATCATTGATTATTTTTGACTTGAGTAAGTCGTAATTAACTATAATTGTTGAAGCATCTTTTGGGAATATATCTTTACCAGTTCTAACTACAAAGGTATCCATGTTAGCCCACTTCTTAAACTCTCTAGCCCAATTTAATTTTAATGAAGCTGGGCAAATAATAATTTGTTTATTTTGCCATTCTGGCATCAGTATTTTGTGATAGTTTATGTAGGTGATTACTTGAAGAGTTTTACCTAATCCTTGTTCATCTGCCAATAACACATTATTACGGCATGTCATCTGTATTACACCAGCTCTTTGGTATTGGAAAAGTCTAGGGTCATCTTCTAAGTTAGCTCCTTGATCGTAGCTCTTACGGTATCTCTCTAAGTAAGTCTTTAATTCTTCTGGATATTCTTCAATATTAAATTTCTTAACAGCCATCATAGCAATGTAAAAGCTGTTAGTACTCCACATCTTGTTTTGCGAACACCATTTAAAACCTGCTGCTTTAATTTGGTTACGCTCACCGTACCCACAGGTTATAAAATATTTTTCATTATCAAACGTTATCTTCATGTCGTTTCGTTTAGTTACGTGTTATTTAAAAACAGTAGGTTAGCAAACAAAAACGAAATCGCTAACCTACCGTTTTTTGCAAGACGGTTAAATCTTAAGTTTTTTAAGATTATTTAAGCACGCAAAAAGTAAAAAATATTTAAGTTTTACCGCCTTTAATAACATAATATACTTGTATATTCTTTTATGTCAATATTTTTTTATTAATAATTTTACAATTTAGGAGTTGTTATATTATTTAAAATCATGCGAAAAAGATTTCTCAAAAGAGTGTCGCAATATCCGTTTTGAATCTTAACATCAGCACCTTTTTCTATTAATAACTTTGTAACTTCTAAGCTGTTATTAGATGCAGCTGAATGTAAAGGAGTTTTGCCATCTTTATTTTCAGCATTAACATCAGCACCTTTTTCGATTAATAGTTTTGCAAGTTTTACTTTGTTATTCCGTAAAGCATTATATAAAGGAGTGTCGCCCCATTTATTTTTAGCATTAACATCTGCACCTTTTTTAATTAATAGTTCTGCAACTTTAGGGCTGTTATTTATTGCAGCCTCATGCAAAGGAGTAAAGCCATATTTATTTTTAGCATTAACATCTGCGCCTTTTTCTATTAATAGTTCTGCAACTTCTAAGCGGTTTTTCCATGCAGCCTCATGCAAAGGAGTATCGCCATCTTCATTTTCAGCGTTAACATCTGCACCTTGTTCTATTAATAGCTTTGCTTGCTCTAAATCATTATCTCTAGCAGCATCAAATAATAGTTCGTTTAAATCTTTGTTTTCCATTTTATTTACCTCCATGTTTAATTAATAGCTCTGCAACTTCAAAGCTATCATAACGTGCAGCATAATACAAAGGAGTTTCGCCATATTTATCTTTAGCATTAACATCTGCTCCTTTTTCAATTAATAGTTTTGCAACTTTTACGCTACCATAACGTACAGCCCAATGCAAAGGAGTATTGCCCCATTTATCTTTAGCATTAACATCAGCCCCTTTTTTTATTAATAACTTTGCAACTTTTACGTTGTTACGCAAGGAAGCCCTATGTAAAGGAGTATTGCCCCATTTATCTTTAGCATTAACATCTGCGCCTTTTTCGATTAATAACTTTGCAACTTCTACGTTGTTATCAGATGCAGCATAATACAAAGGAGTTTCGCCATATTTAGTTACATTAATATCTGCTCCTTTTTCTATTGATAGCTTTGCTATCTCTAAATCATTTTCTAGAGCAGCTTTAAATAATAGTTCGTTTAAGTTTTTGTTTTCCATTTTATTTACCAATTAGTTATTACAAAAATTATGTTTTTTACCACCCTGATATTTAACGGCTAAATTCTGATCCAATAGTTTGTCAGCCATATTCTCGCCGTTGATATACACATCAGCTAAAACCCTAAAATATTTGCCTCTTTCTAGGTTTTTTAATATAATACAATTTGCTTTATCTAGTGATTCTTTTAAATATTCTTTTGCAAGAATTGCTTTAAATTTTTCTTGTGAGCATTTCCCCCTTATTTCAGGTGTATCAACTCCTTTTATTCTAACTCCCAAATTTTTACCAAATACATCAAGAGTATTATCTATATTTATAAAGAAAGTGTCGCCATCATATATTTTTACAATTTGCTCTTTTTTTATTTTTAAGTCCTCAGCGTGTAATAATGCAGGCTTTAATAGGATTGTAATTAATATTAATTTAATCATCTTATTTAGCTCCATGTTTTTTTAATAATTCTTTAACTTCTACACTGTTCCTATATACAGCCACATGCAAAGGAGTGTCGCCATCTTCATCTTTAGCGTTAACATCTGCCCCATTTTCAATTAATAACTCTGCGATTTCTAGGATGTTATATTCTGCTGCATGATGCAAAGGAGTGTCGCCCCATTTATTTTTAGTATTAACATCTGCCCCTTTTTTGATTAATAACTTTGCAAAATTTAAGTTGTCATTTAATGCAGCCCCATGTAAAGGAGTTCTACCATTTTCATTTTCAACATTAACATCTGCCCCATTTTCTATTAATAACTTTGCAAAATTTAAGTTGTCATTTAATGCAGCCCCATGCAAAGGAGTAACGCCCCATTTATTTTTAACATTAACATCTGCCCCTTTAAATATTAATAGTTCTGCAACTTCTACGCTGTTTCTCCTTGCAGCATAATGTAAAGGAGTATCGCCATCTTCATTTTTAGCGTTAATATCCGCCCCTTGTTCTATTAATAACTTTGCTTGCTCTAAATCATTTTTCTTAGCAGCATCAAATAGTTGTTCGTTTAAGGTTTCTTTTTCCATTTTATTTACCTCCATGTTTTTTTAGTAATTGAATCTTTCTTTTTTTTTTCATTTTTTAAAACCTGATTGAGTTTTACCGTCTATTCTAACTGTGCTGCGCACCCAACCAAGGTGGCGTAATACAGCACCAATTCTTTTTTGTTCTCTAAAGCCACAAGAGACTATGTCTCTACCAAAACAATTTACCCACACGTGGCGCACTGTTGTTTTGTCTATGTTCTCTCTATCTAACCATTCAACTATCTCTGGTTCCCAATCATCTTGGTTAAATCTTTCAGCTTGTTTGTTCTTTGCTATAATATCAGCTTCTAAGTTATCCATATATAATGATTCACCTGCTTTATATCTAACTATTGCTTCGGCATAAAGCATTGGTAATATTTCTTTTATACCATCACTATCAATTTTAACTAATTCTATTGGCCACATTCTTCTGTTGCCAGTTTCATCTTGTAAAAATCTATCTTTATTAGTGGTTGCTACAATAATACATTGTCTTGGTAAATCTCTTGGTAATCTATCATAAGGTAATCTATCTCTATCAGTTCTTCTTGATAAAAAAGCTTTAACTTCATTCACATCAGCATCATTAAACATAGTAAGTTCCGCATTTTCTACAATTAATTTTGATCTCATACGCAAAATAACATCTTTATTATTTACATCGCCTAGATTGTCCGTATACCATTGCGGTTTAATTGCTATGGTTTCCAACAAAGTTGATTTACCAATCCCTTGTTCACCAATAAAGATTGGCAGATAATCAAACTTACAGCCAGGTTGATATATTCTACTTACTATTGCTGTAAAAAGTTTAACGCCTAATTCTTGAGAATATTTACTGTCTTCTGCTTCGCAAAAGTCCGGAAAAAATCGCTCTAATCTTGCTACCTTATCCCATTCTGGCAACCCTTCAAAATAATCTTTGACTGGGTGATACTGATTCTTAAATGCTACTGCTCTAGTTGCTTCTAATATATGGCTTCCGCTAGGGTCAAAACCAGCTTTATTAATTTCTTGGCGTATTCTTATAACGTCGTCATCATCCAATACTTTATCAATCTCTCCAGTCAGTATTGTAGGTTTATGCCATGGCGCCGGTTGTCGCCAAACAGTATCCATTGAGAATAAATTTACTGCTAGTTTATCTTTTAATCTCGGTAAATTAGCTATAAATAATTCTGTGTTTTGAGTTCCAAAATTAGTCCTGGAAATATTACCAGAATTATCTTTACCAGTTCTAACAAGCTTATCCATCCATGGAATTAAATCAGTTTCTTGTTTTTTTGCCTCATCATCTGATAGTTTATTAAAATCGCCATTGTCTAATTGACATTCTGGTGGTTCTGCAAAATCAATAGCTACTGATCTTGTCGGAATTTTATTTTTTGAGTAAGTAAAGGCACTATTGATAGTGTGTAAAAATCTATCTTGGCTAAGTGGTGGTTGATTATTTGTTTGATTATAAGCTGCCAATAGCTCTATGAGCTTCGTTTTACTTAGCCCTTGATCTTTACCTACACAAGCTATTTGATATAGGTTATTACCCCTATCCCCTGGCAAAGAGACATCTTGAATTTTTAATAAGTCTGTAAATATTTTTATGTCTGTTGATGCGTCTTTTGGTGTGTTATCGCTTTGGCTTTCTGCTTGCTCACCTAGTTTTATTCCGTTCTCTCTTTTTAAGAGGTCTAACATTAAATCCTTTGGCAGTTCTTTTAAATGTGAGAAGCCACTAGTTAATAAGGATAATTTATATTTGTTTCCATTAGGTAGTTTTGATTCTGGTATTACTACTTGTCTTTTAAGTGATTTAAATTCTACACCTGCAAAACCCTTTAATGAATTAGCTATTGTTAATTGTAAGTGTTCTGGGTTTTTCTTATAATATAGATGAAGTCCTCCGCTTGCTGTGTTAGTTATTACTGCTGCATTTGCAGTTAAGTCATATTTATAATGTTCACTTAATTTCTTTAGGGAATTTGTACCATTGGTATTGTCGTGATTATCAACATCCACAATAATCATATCGTCTGGTATTACAAAACCTGCACTATTAATAGTGTCAAAATCGCCATTGTCTAATTGACTTTTAGAAAGCTCAAGCGTGGTTTTCTGCCAGTTTTTTTGAACGGGGATTTTACCATTTAGTGGGATGATAGTAAAGCCTGCTTTGTGGTAGCTCTTAATAATATTAATCAGAGCTGGGTTGACTATTGTTCGTTTTTGTTTTTGATTATCCATAGGTCTTTTATTTTAATCTTCATCGGTTGAGTTGTTACTTATTAGTGAACGCTGAACCGCTATTGCTCCGTTGCGTTCCATTTGTTTTTCAACCTCATCAAGATCAAAACGCCAATGTCTACCTAGTTTCTTAGCTGGTATTAAACCAAATCTAGCCAAGTCTCTTACATATTGTGGGTTAAGAGAAAGTATCTTTGCTAGTTCTAGTGAAGTTAGGTTTTTTTTATCCATGTTTGTTACAAAATATTATTAAACGACAACAATTTATACATGTATATTATGTTGTTGGTTTTGTAGTTGTCAAGTTGAAATATTAAAAAACTGCCATTGTCTAATTTGACGTTTCTATTTAATTAGAATAAAGGTTCGTATAATTCTCCATTGTCATGGAGTTTTTTATAATGTAAATATTTAATTCTTGCTGAGGCTGCTAATTGTTTTTGATTGTGCCATAAATACTCATGCATAGCATCCTCATAGTATTTCATGGCTTTTAATATATCTATTAAATTATTATCTTCTGAAACATAATTTTTATTTTCCAAGAAATAAATACAATAGTTGACAATTAATATAATATGTAATAGTATTAATCATATTACATAAATTAATAAAATACATATTACAAATAAGCAATTTATGTAATATGTATTTTATTAACTTTAAAACAATAATTAACATGGAAATAAACAAAAAAGAATTTATTAAATATTATAATAAGTTAACCCTGCGAGAGGTAGCCATTATTTTTGGCTCATCCCGTAGCAAAGTTTATATGCACGCAAAAATGCTTGGCCTTTCTAAAAGAAAAGCAAAACCATCAATTAGCAGCAAAATATCTGATGAACAGTTTATTAAATACTATAACCAACTACCAACAAAAGATTTAGCTAAAATACTTGATGTAAGCCGTAGGGGCGTTTGGTTAAAAGCTAAACAATTAGGCCTTTCTAAAAGAAAATAAAAACTTTCTTAAAAATATATCTTGACATTTCAAGAAATTAATTTTATACTTATATTATACCTTGATATTTCAAGGTATATTTTAACTTATTAACTTTAATTAAACAAAAACGATTATGACTAATATAGAAACTAAAAAATCAGTCGAAGAGATAAAAGCTTTTTTAGCTGAACTACAAGAAAGCAGCAATTTTGAACTTGCAGATAGTCTGCAAGATTGTTTCAGTGATGAAGAACTAGAAGAGTTAGACCAAGACAACCCAACAGGTTGTTTTGAATCACTTTTAGAATCACTGGAGGAAAACGGTTATTTTGACATAGAAATAATCTACTATGACAAAGCTATAGAATATTTAAGTAAGAATGACCCGAGTTTAATATATTCTTTAGAGATTGCCAATGATCTAGGTTACACAATAGACAATCTAAATAGTGAGACGCTAGCTAGCTTATTAGCTAGTGGAATAGAGCGTAATAGATTCTATGAGCTTCAAAGCGACATAGAAGATTTTTTTACTAACCTTTAAACAAAAACGATTATGATAAATTATTACATAAAAACAACAACTGAAATTTTCAAAGATGATTTTAACGAAGGCAAAAGTTTTGAGTCTTTTAATGGTTGGCAAAACAACAGCGTTGTAAAAGGTGAAAACCCTATGCAAGCCGTTAGAAACTACTTTGAGAAAGTGCTTTTCTATTCTTTTGAGGAAAAGCACGCACATATTGAACACGAACTAAACGGCGTTAATTGCCTGTTATATTCCAACTATGTGGATAATGATAATATAGAGATTGACCCCGACGGCGAGGAAATGGCCAAATTCAAAAAAGCAGAGATACAGCTTTTTATAGCCGATACATATCTTGAAATTTTTGAACTAGTGCCAGCCAAACTTTAACTTATTAACTTTAATTAAACAAAACGATTATGACTAATACAATAAATATTAAAAACGAATCAAAAAACATAGATATTAAATTATCCATCGAAAACGTGCCTTTAATAATGGAAATGCTACGACAGTCTCAATTATCTAAAGGCTTTAAAAAAGTAAAATTAACATTCAAATAAACAAAACGAGGTAAACAATGCTATTAATAAAACAATCAATAAAAGCGATTTTAATAATGATTTGCTTTATGTTCTTATTTTATCAAGGACTTGTGAGAGCAGATAAACAATGTAAAGAAGCTAATTATAACCATGCAGATTATAGATTCTGCATGGGCATTTAACAACAATATTAATTAAAATAAAAACGATTATGACTGATAATAATAACAATAATAAAATAGAAAACTTAATAGACGGCAGAATATTAACAGAACAAGAAAAGCAAATTATAACTTGCGAATCTTGCGATGAACAAAATTTATGGGTAGATATGCCAGAAAGCAGCCCTACAATATGCCAAAAATGCAGGTTTAGCACATATCCCAATCTTTAATAACATTTTAAAATAGAAATATCATTATGAGTAAAAAAATTAATTCAAAATATCAACGTAAAAATGGAACTATAATGAAACAGATTAATTTAGCTGTAAAGGAAGATATAGCGGACAAATTTAACTATCTTTGCGATGGTTTAAGTAAGTCCGCTATTTTTAGCCAATGGGTTAATGAAAAAGCAAAGGAGATGAACTTAATAGAACCATCAGAGAAAAAAGTAAATACAAAATCAAAATATTCAATTCTAGGTGATTAAGTTATGGAAAATAAATAATGTAACCGATCACATTTTCTAAAGGTGTTACGCTTCTAACCCTTATAAACACTGGATGTAACTAGTGTAACTAGTTACATATAATAGATTATAAATTTTTTATTTATATATTACATATGTATTTTATATATTACATAATATGTAATATGTAGAGTAAAAAAAATATAAAGTAGTAGAAAAAAGGTGTTACACTAGTTACAACTAGTTACATCCGCAGAAACGCTGGCTTTGAACTAGACACGTTAGGGATTACATTGTGATATTTGTGATGGGTAGCTTTTTTAAATTTCAATAGTTAATTATTTGTCAAAAACTGATTTCCCTGTCATTTGATAATATTTTATTGCGCTTTTTCTTCTTTTTTCTTTAATTTGTTCTTTCTTTTTGATTAGTTGAGCAGCAATATCTTGTCTGGTTGGCAATGGGTCGCCTTCAATAGTCATGGAAGATATACAATTAACATTGTTGGCCTTTAATAGCTTTATGAAAGCTTCTTGCTTTGAACGTGCTTTTATGTATTGAGTGCGCTTTTGGTCAAGATATTTGAATTTTATGAAGTATTTGCTAAGGTGCATAATATGTAATCTTTTGTTTGCATCAGTAGGGATATGGTGATTTAGTGGGTTTGGTAAAGCCCCAATATTCAACCGTTGGCGTAAGTAGCTATCTC